GCTCACTCAAAGCAAACCCATTCACCGCAGCCGAGTTTTTCCAGGCTGTCAAAATGGCAGAAATGTACCCCGGACAGGAAGAGCGTCGGCTGTTGCCATTCAAGGCGACGGGGCTAAACGAAGCGACACCCTCACAGGGTGGGTACTTGTTACCACCTCAAATTGCAGCCGGCATCCATCAAAATATGTGGAGCGTTGGTTCTGTATTGAGCCGGTTCAACCCCATTCGTGTTACTGGCAACTCCCTGACCATCAATGCTGTGGACGAAACTTCACGCGCCGATGGTTCCCGGATGGGTGGCGTGCAAGGCTACTGGCTGGCTGAAGCCGCTCAGAAGAGTGCAAGCAAACCCAAGTTCCGCCAGATCGACCTGAAACTCAAGAAAGTAGCAGCCTTGTGCTACGCTACCGACGAATTGCTTGCCGATGCATCCGCATTGGAAAGTTGGATTGGCAACGAAGTTCCGAATGAATTGCGCTTCAATGTAGAAGCCGCGATCATCAACGGTGACGGCGTTGGTAAGCCTTTGGGCATCCTGCAATCTGGCTCATTGATTAGTGCTACCCGCACCGATGGTTCAAAGATTGATGCTTATGACATCGGTCGCATGTGGGCGCGCCGGCTTCCAGGCTACAACGATTACGTGTGGTTTGTGAATCCTGCTGTTTACCCGCAATTGCTGAACATGACCATTGGCGACATGCCCGTTTACGCACCGAGCGTGCGGCCTGATGTTCCATTTGGTTCATTGCTTGGTCGACCCGTTATTGAGAACGAATACTGCCCGAATTTGGGCACTGCTGGCGACATTCTGCTCGCTTCACCTTCCGCTTATGCCCTTATCACTAAGGGCGGGGTTGAAGCAGCTTCCAGCATTCACATCAAGTTTGACTATGACGAAACAGCGTTCCGCTTTGTTTATCGTGTTGATGGTCAACCTTACTACAACGCAGCTATTACAGCATACGATGCGGTCAACACCGTTTCACCGTTTGTTGCCTTAGTTGCTTCAACTTAATCGGAGGTGAGTGATGGCAAGATATGCTGAAAAACTCCATATTGTTCCGGTGTTTGCGCCGGCGAGTTCAACTACTACGATTCGTTCGTACGCGGTTGCGCTGGATAATTCCCAATGGATTACGTTCCTGATTAACTTGGGCGTAATGACTTCGGATTCGACTGATGTTGCTACTGTGACCATCGTTGCTACCGACACTCTCGGAAACTCAAGCGATGCTCAAGACGTGGCGATCCCATTCTCTTACCGATTGTCTGCTGCTGTTGACTCTGATAACTGGGGCGATATTACCGCAGCCACCGCTACTGGAATGACTTACAGCGGCGTGGATGATGCGAAGGCGATTGTGATTGACGTTGATCCGGCTTCAATTCCGGTTCTGCATTCAACCGCAAAAGGCGTGCAAGTTTTGATTGACGCTACCGGCCTGATTTCTGACGTGGCGACTTCTATCACCGCGTTGATTGAAGACCGCTACCCGCAAAACGAGCACCTTTCTTCAACTTAGTTTAGTTTTGCTTGAAAAGGGGGAGAGCGTAAAGCCCTCCCCCGCATTGGAGGACAAATGGCAGATTATGTGACAGTAGCAGAAATCAAGGCGGACATTCCAGATTCACCGCTATTTGATGTAACCGATTCAACTTACGATAGCGTGCTCGGAAACATGGTCACGGCTGCCTCACGTCTGATTGATCGCTACGTGGGCGGTTGGGATAACTACTTCTATCCGACCACCGACGCTCAGACCCGCTATTTTGACGGTAGCGGTGAAGAGCAGCAATACATCGACCCGATGGTTAGTTTGACTTCCGTTGCGGTTAGTGAAAGCGGTGGGCGTGCTGTGAGCGATTACACCACCTGGACGGTTGACACCGACTTCTTCGTGTCGCCTTACAACTACGCCTCTATTGGTATGCCGATTATGAGCTTGGTTATTGACAATGATGCCGGCTCTAAGGGCACGTGGGGCACAACTCGCAAGGGCGTGCAGGTGACCGGCGTGTTTGGCTGGTCTGCAACTCCACCGGAGGACATTGAGCAGGCCTGCAAGATCCAGGCGGTACGCTGGTTTATGCGAGCCAAACAAGGCTATCAGGATGCCGGCGCAAACCAGAACTTAGGCGAAATGTACTACATGAAAGAACTTGATCCTGACGTGAAGACGATTTTACAGCGCTATAAGATATTCAACGTGGCGGTGATCTAATGAGCATAATTGATGACGCGATTGCACGCTTGCAATACCACGCTTTGGCAATAACCAGCACAACGGTCAGGGGCGCGCCGGCTTATCCGGTAGAAGACGCAACTGTGTTACCGCTTGCGATTGCTTACATCTCAGATGGAACTGGCTCGGCTGATGATAGCACGACCGCTCGATTATTGTTGACGGTCAAGGTGGACTTCCACGTCAACCGAATGAGCATGAAGAGCGCTTACACCGAACTCAATAACATCATTCCGGAATATTTACGAAGACTGGCTGGCGATCCAACATTGAACGGCAAGGTAGATACGATTGTTTTCCCTGTGACCTTCGCTGTTATGCCAGCACAATGGGACCGGGTGGTTACGCAAATGGCGTCCTTCTCAGTTCCACTCAAATTCAGGGAAACACCGACAACGTAGCAGAAAGGCTTGAATTGAAAAAGACTGCTGTAATACTTGGAATGCACCACGCCACATTAGGGGAGTTCGATCAGACCCGTGATGACTGTGACGTGTTCGTTATGAATGAAATGTTATCTCGCGGGGCGGTTGCTCGTGCTGATTATGTGATGCAACTGCATAAGCCGGTAGTGTGGAGGTCGAGCCAGAACAGGAACGATGCTAAGCACTACGAATGGCTGCAAACTAACCAAGAAATCCCCGTCTTCATGGCAGAACATTTTGACGATGTTCCCATGTCAAGGCGTTTTCCGCTTGACGAAATGAAAAAGTATTTCAAGGGTGCGGAGTGGTATTTTACAACCACCGTTGCCTATGCCATTGCTTACGCCATTTATGCCGGTTACAAGCGCATTGAGGTATACGGGGTTGAGATGGAAACCAACACCGAGTATGGACACCAGCGTCCTTGCGTGGCGTACTGGTGCGGTGTGGCTTACGGTAAGGGCATTGAGGTTGACTTCCACAGTCCGCAATTCTACGTGTCGCCATTGTACGGGTATGAGGGTGACATAACCATCCCGGTTGAAATGTTTGAACAGCGGGCAAAAATGCTGGCTGAGAATGCCAAAAGAACGCTTGAAGAATATAAGCACGCAAAAGAGGTATTTACCAACGCGGTGGAGGCATTCCGCAATGATTACAAAGTTGGAATGAAGTCGCTTGAAACTCACGCCAACAATTGCGCGAACCTGGCTCACGAATTCAATCTGAATGACGGCGCGCTTCAGGTCAACCAACGCCACATCAAGGCTTGCAAGATTATGGAAGCCGAAACTGGCACGTACTTTTTGAGTAAGCAAGTTTACGAAACCGAATTCCATGCCAGCGTGACCAAATGGCAGGAACATCAGCAGAATTTGAGAGAAATCTCGGACGCTCTGAAAGCCAAAGACAATGAACTTGAGCAAGCGTCAAGTAAAGGCTACCGACGCCGGCGCTGTGACGAATACATCGAACTGGTTGACACTTACGTGAAAGTGGTAGGCAAGGCTGGTTTGTTGTCCGGTATCAGCATCGAGAGTAAAAACCTGATGGCGATCCACGATCAGAACGGGCGCATGGTCGGCGGTCAAAAAGCGGTTGAGATTATGGCGGAGGCAAGGGCGTGAAAACCTGCTTGATTATCGGCAATGGTCCAAGTCTGGCTGACGTGCCGAATGAATTTCTGGATCGGTTTCCTACATTCGGCTCTAACCGCGTCTACCTGAAGTTCACGCCTGATTACTACTCGTACCTTGATAAACACTTTGTTGGAACGAACATGGAAGAAATAAAGCAACTCGATTGCAAGGCGAAGTACATCCGGCGTGAGTACGCGTCAAAAGTGCCGGGTGCCATTCCGATGTTGCAAGCCGGTGGATTAGGATTCTCGTTCGACCCGCTGGACTTTGTTTATGGTGGATACACGATCACTTATACCAACCTGCAATTGGCTTACTGGCACGGCTTTGAACGGATTGGGTTGATAGGCGTAGATCACGAGTACAAGGATGCCGGCGACCCGTTGACTTGGCACACGGGCAAGGACAAAAGCCACTTCTCAAAAGATTACTATGCTGAAGACGAAACGTGGTTGATCAATGA